GCCATTTATTATTCTCCATATATTTTAAATGGTATGATATAATTTGCGCTATAAAGCGATTTATTAGCTGGGTCTAACCCTTCTACATTTATATAAGATGTACTAAGCTCTGTGCCATTGGTTAAACGTTTATTTTGTAAATTATTGTCTAAAATATCTGCAATTTCCATGATTCGGGACTGACCCTCACCTGCCTTTACAAAAATTTTAATTGCAACCAATCCAGAAAGATTTTTATTGCCACCATGAGCTAAATACCCACTTGTACTTGGAAGCACATTTAATCTAAGAAATTCGGTCTCTGTGTTTATTACACCCTGATAGTTATCAGGATAAATATCTATATTATTAGCTGTCCAAGAAGCTGTTGAAAATACTCCTTCAATATCATCCATAAGGTTATCATACATTATGAAACCTCCTTGGTTAATATCGCTTCAATAACAAAACCATTATCACTGTAATCAATGATATTATAAGCTTTACTATTAACAGTTAAAGTATCATATACTGAAAGATCAACTCCTGTTTTCATTAATGCAGTTAAAATAAAAGCATCACCAGAAGGTTTTTGAGTTGATTGTATAATTACTTCAACCGTTTGTGTTGCAGTAGTACTAACAGTACTTCTTGTAGCAAAATTATAAGCAGAGACTGATTTACTAGAAAGTGTGCCTGTTTTTACCAAGTCTCCAGCAGCAGCAAAAGCCTTATTTACAGAGGCAGTTACTCGTGCTGATAGTGACATTAGTTAGCCCTCCACCATGATTGTCCTAACCCGCCATCTCCTCGGCGAATAAGTGGTTTAATAAAGTCTCTAACATACTTAGGAAAAGTCGAAACTCTTGTAACATCGTTATTTGAATCTGTAATAGAAATATTACCCACTCTAATAGATTCAAAAGTTTGAGTTGTTCCTGTTAAAAGGTCTTCATTATTTACAAGGTGTAGTGCTTGCTCATAAACAGCAATCTTTACTTTATTTGGCACTTCGTCTATAGCAATTTCTATTTCCTGACCCATACGGGAATCATAGTAAATTGCTTGTTTACGAGGCCAAGCAAGAGCTTGTGAAGAGCTAACAGCCGTGCCAATCCAAGGATTGTCATCAATTATCTGAGTAGCTGTAACTAAAGCTTCCTCTTTTAATGCATCTGCAGCATTGTCCCAATTAGCTGAGTCAATGCGTGTTTCAAAATAAGAGTCTGCTTCAGAAATTGCTACATAACTATTAGTATTAAGAACTAAAGCCATTAGCTCCTCCTAAATCTTATGAGTGATAGATAGGTAGAATGCCTAGATTTAGGCTATCCATTTTACGTGACCATGCAGAAGACGCTGCCATGCTTGTGTTAGAAGCAAAAGCGTTAGTTGCGCCAGCCCAATCATAACCCATTGGATGCATAATAAAGCCATAACGGTACCAGATGTTTGTAGAACCACCACCTGTGTAAGATGCTGCATCACGATCTACTTCTACTGGAGTAGGAACGTTAACAGGGGCAAAAGTAATAGAGCTAGGTTTTACAACGAATGAACATTTTGTAGATTGTGCGTTTAAGTCACCACTTGCTGGTGTAATTGCTTGGTTTGCACGAGTCATTACTAGACGGAATTTACCACCAAACAATGTGTTAAATTGTAGGTTGCCATCTGTAATGATTGTTTCGTCAACAACGTTAGCTGCACGCATTTCTGCCATTACTTCTGGTGAAGTAATTAGATACATGTAGTCTGGCTCATAGTCTTTATATGCCATGCCGATTGCTTTAAACAAACGTTCACCACGGGCAGCACCTGTAGCAGTTGAATCAAACAAAGCACGAGCATCAGAAGAACCAGTTGCTGCTGTACCAAATTCACCTGCTGCGTTTACGTCAACAAAGAACCCAGTGTTAGCTGCGTCTGCATCTGTATCGAATGCTGTAATACCGCCGTTACCAGAACCACCTGCGTCACCTAGAGCAACTTCATGTGCCGCAACCCCTTTAAGGACTGACATAAGAGCATTACCTTCGTCATCACCACGTACTTGCGCAAAGTCACGAGCAATTTTTGCTAGACCATCTTGACGAGATACTACTTCTTGTAGATTAACTTGTTGCGCACCAAATGTACGAACAGTTTTGATATAGTCTGCGATATCTGTTGTGATATCTGTATATGTACCATCAGTTGCACTTGAAAGAGATGCAACATTGATGTTTGCAGACAGTGGTTTGTACCAACGGAACTGACCAATAAATGATTCACCATCGGCATTGATGTCGTCACGCTGACCAACGATTCCTGTTGAATTTAGTTTCTTTTCAGTAGTGTATGCTTCATCTGCATAAGCAGAAATAGCAACTGCTACATTTTGAAAATCTGTATTTGTAATAGCCATTTTATTTATTCCTTAATATAACTATTTGTTAATATGAAAAATTTCCGAGTTGACCTTTAGCAG